CCGCCTGCAAGACAGGTTGGAGGAGCTTCGCCGTCTCCGAATGGGCGTAGAGCCCATGTTGGAGGAGATTCAGCGTTACCTTCGTCCAAACGGCACTTCGTTCAGGGACACAGGGAACAAAGGATTCGGCACAGCACAGGAAGATGGGTCCAAGTTGATCTACGACCACACCGCTGTATGGGCGAATCAGATGTTTGCCAATGGGCTTGCGTCTTATTTGATCCCGAAGTCCGACCGCTGGGCTTATCTCAAACCTTTAGGGGTGCCGTCTTCAGAACTATCTGACGAACAACTAATCTATTTGGAGATGGCATCCGACATTTTGTATCACTACTTCTCTTTGCCCCAGACTCAGTTCTACCAGTCGGGCCATGAGAACTTCCACGACCAAGGGTCATATGGAACAGCCGTCACTTACGTGCGGAAGACTCCGAATGGTGTCAGCTTCAAGTCCTGTCCTTTGGCGGATTGCTACTTTGACACTGATATGAACAACGACGTGGACACAATGTTTCAGCGTCGTCGCCTACGCACTAAGCAGGTGCTCCAGATGTTCCCGAAGGTCGCCATGATGGAGGACTTCGACACCAAGACAGGTGAGAAGGAGTATGAGATTTATTACTGCGTGGAGCCGAACCGCGATGTTCGGGCACGCAAAGGAGGCAAAATCGGCAACGAACGCCCCTTCAAGGCCACCTATTGGTCACCTCAGCTCAAGCATGTGCTTGAAACGGGGCATATGGATTACTTTCCGTTCCTAGTGCCACGATGGTCACTGATTTCAGGTGAAGTGTGGGGCAGAAGCCCCGCAATGACCTGTTTGTCTAATATCCAAGTGGTCAACAAGATGAAGAAGGAGCTCCTGAAATCAGCTGAGCTTGCCAATTCACCGCCTCTCACCGCAGAGGAGGACAGCATTTTGCTCCCTATGCGCTACGGCGCGCGCCAGATGCTCTGGCGGACACAAGGTTCCGAGGCGCCTACGCCTATTATGTCAGGAAGCCAGCCTCAGTTGACGCTTGAGATGATGAAGGCCGAACAGGAGGCCATTACACGCTCCTTTTTTGTTGATCAGATCATCCGTGAGCAGAAGAAAGAGCGCCAGTCGATCATGGAGGTGCAGGACGAGCGCGGCCAGATGCTTCAGCAGCTTGGACCACAGCTTGCTCGGCAGGAATCAGAATTTGTTTCACCTGCAATCGAAGTCGCTTTTGATATCCTTGAGAAGGCTGGAAAACTTCCACCTCCTCCCGCTTCGCTCCAAGGTCAGGAACTGGAGATTGTTTACACCAGTCCAGCGGCTTACGCGCAGTATGCTTCGAAGATCAGCGATATCAGTGGCTTCTTGCAGGACATGACACCACTCTTCCAGATTCAGCCTGAGCTTATCGAAGGTTTGGACCCACAGGAGCTCATGGATTCTTACAGCCGCTACCGCAACGTCCCTCGCCGCATCATCAAATCCAAGAAGGATGTTGAAGCACAGAAGGCCGCACGGGCAGAGACCGAGAACCAGCAGCAAATGATGGGCGCAGCACCTCAAATGGCTGGAGCCCTCAAGGACGTGGCCTCCGCCAAGCAAATGGACCCAGAAGGTATCGGCCAATTGCTTAACATGTAATGATCCAGCAACTCACCACATCTATCGAGCGCCTTCGTGAGAAGAAGGAGCTCCGTGAAGACCTGATGGCCATAATGGAAACCCCACACGGCCAGCGGTTCTTTAAGACATTCCTGCGGCACTGCAACGTGACCCGCACCACATTTTCCAATGACCCCATGAAGATCGTGGCCGACGAGGCCACACGAAGGTTAGCTATGAGCTACCTCACTCTTTTGGGTCAGGACGACCCTCAAAACCTCATCAATCTGATCGAGGATGAAACCAACACATAAACCCAGAATATTATGGCAATTGGCGAACCAGTAGAACCAGCGGAGCCTACAGAACCTGTAGCGACCTCCGAACCAGTAACACCTGAACCCTCAGCTATCGACTTCTCCTCGGAGGACACGTATCAGCAGTTTGTTCAGACCCTCCCAGAGGCTCAGCGTGATCTCCCTTTTTTCAAGGAGACCAAGAACTTTGCATCGCTGGCTGACCAGACGATCAATCAGCAGAAGATGCTCGGTAAGCCGAAGCTCCCTGTTCCACAGGACGACTGGGGCGACAACGAGTGGAATGACTTCTATTCGAAGATTCGCCCTGAGACCTCCAGTGACTACGAAATCCCCGACAAGTTTGACATCAAACTCACTGAGGACGGTGAGACCAAGGAGTTCTCACTCACAGAGGAAGCCTCTGACACCTTGAAGCAGCTGTCCCATGATATGGGACTATCCAAGCGTCAGGCAGGCCAATTGGCCAAGGCTTACGCCGAGCAGGGCCTTGGAGCCACTGAAAACTTGAACGCTCAGATCGCTGAGGATGTGAAAGGAAAGATTTCCGCACTCCAAGCTGAGTGGGGTTCCGAATACGAAGTGAAGCACCGCGCAGCCAATGAGGCATTTGACACCCTGTCCGCAGAGATTCCTGAACTCAAGGAGCTCATTGAATGGAGCCCCATTGTGGCACACCACCCAGCAGTGATGAAACTGTTCGAACGTCTCTCCCCTTTGGTGGGTGACCTCGGAATGCAGAGTGGAAATTCTGGTTTTGATGGTGGTTTCGGTGGCGAGACGGTCGCTGGGATCAAGGGGCAGATCGCTGATCTGGACACAACGCATAATGCGATAATTATGTCCGATCCGTCCGAGATGTCCATGGCCGACAGGACCAAACGGGAGCAAATCCTCGCTCAGCGCGCAGCTTTGTATAAAAAGTTGTATGCAGAGTAAAGATCGCTTGACAGTGACCCCAAAATTTACGAGGCTCCCTAGCAATGGGGAGCCTTTTTAACATTTGGTCCATTAAACAGCCGTAGAAGCCGCTGACCGCGACAGGTCAGAAGAGTCCGCAAGGGTAGCTTTTCGAAACAAAAATTAACGTGGCACAAGCCACATCTGTCTAATCCAAATTTTATAACATTATGTCTGGAACACCATCTTCCATCGAAGCGCATTATGTAAATGCGTTTAAAGCAGGCATCGAGCAAGCATTCCAACAAACGGAATCGGTTTTCGAGCCTTATCTACAAAAGGACTCTCAAAAGAGTGAATATCAATACTGGGATCGCATTGGCGAAGCCGAGGACATGGTCGAGGATACGACTCGCTACGGGGATAACCCGCAGTCTGAGATTGCACACGACCGTCGTCGCATCGGCCTTCGTGACTTCGAACTTGGTAAGCCTATCGACGAGAAGGACCTGAAGCGCGTAGCTGAAGACCCAATGAACGCCTACACACAAGCCCTCCTTGCTTCCACGAAGCGCAAAAAGGATGACTTCTTCCTTGAGCAGTATTTCGGCACTGCTTACACAGGCAAGAGCGGTGGCACTTCGATCACCTACGTCAAAGGCGTCGGTGATGCGGACAGCCACAACATTGTTGTTGGTGCTGCATCTGCTGGCTCTTCGAACCCTGCAACCGCAACAGATACAGATGGCGCAACATCCATCTTGGCTGTCGGTGCTGCTGGAACTGAAGGTATCTCGGTCGGTGGTCAGTTCGCTGGCTTCGGTCAGACTGCACTCACTTCCGCATCGGGTCTCACAATCGAGAAGCTTAAGGGTCTTCGCACAACTATGCTTCAGCTGGAAGCAATGGATCAGGATGCAATCCTGAACTGTTTCATCACAGCCAAGCAGTTTGAAGACTTGCTCAATGAGGACAAGATCATCAACTCCGACTATGCGGTTCGCAAGAGCCTCGCAGAAGGACAAGTGACCTCCTTCATGGGTTATCGCTTCATCCATTCGGAACGTCTGCCTCTCGTTGGCTCAGAACGCCGTTGTGTTGTTACCCTTCCAAAGGCATACAAGATGACAATCGGTGCTGATACATCGGCTGACATGTGGCGCTTGACTGGCAAGAAAAAGATCCCTTACATCTACTTCAAGCTCTGCATGGGTGGAAGTCGTATGTGGGGTGAAAACTCTGCTGAAATCCGCTGCGCAGAATAACCCAAACGAAAGGAAAACATTATGGCTACAACAGTATCTACATTCGACCACACATCCGACTTGCTCACACAGTTCGACGGTAATGGTGAAAGCCGCCTCGCCTCCCCCCAAGATTTGGGTGGTCGTGTTCGCGTTGCAAAGTTCAGCAAGACCCTCACGGGTGTTGCCACGGACGATCTTATCGAGCTTGTTCGACTTCCCTCCGCAACCATTGTTGGTGGCGGGGTAAGTTGGTCAGACCTCGGCACAGGAACGATTAGTATCGGAACTGACGACGGAACTACAGCTGACCCAGATGCACTTGCATCTGCATTAGCCACTAGTGCCGCTGGTAACTCAGCACTTCTTGAAGCTGCTGCGAATCAGGCCGTCACTGTCGCATCACCGTTCTCGATCTACGCGAACTTAGAAGACCTCACTACCGTTGATACGGCTGGTGTGCTCACTGGTTTCGTGCTCTACGTCGAAAACAGTTAAACTTGTTGACCCTCTCCCAATTCGGGGAGGGGGTCACTTTTTTATATGGCAACTAACTTAGACATTGCGAATAGAGCGATCAGGGAAGCTGGAGGCCAGCCGATCACTCAAACGCTGTTGGACACACCAACAACCGCTACCTCCAAGATAACAAGCGAAGCTTTTGTCGGAAGTATCGAAGAGGTGCTGTCTGAGTATCAGTGGCACATCAACCTAGTGACGGAATCTTCCACTGGGGTAACAACAGGAATGCCTGACACGGTGTTCGCATACAACCACGATCTGTCGGCACTCGCCAATACACTTGATCGACTGGTTACAATTTTCGGATCAGATGGTGTCCAATTGACCAATTGGCGCATGGAAGGCCAAGCGCTCCACACGGACTACGAGACCATCTACATCCAATACACCTTCCCGATGACGAGTGTGGCTACATTTCCTCCTTATCTCAGCAGCCTGATCGCCATCCATTTGGCTCGGTCGATCTGCATCCCGCTCACAGGAGACGAGAACCGCAGGGCTCTACTGGACAATAAATACATGTCCATGCTGTCCAAGGCGAAGACACAGGCGTCCCGCCAGAATCCACCTCAAACTTTCATGGACGATTCGTCATCCACTTACATTTCAGCCCACCAAGGTTACGGCAGGATCACTCCCGATAATGACTCTTGGGCTACACCCGCATATCCCCACGGAGTTTAACAAATGCCCACATTTAACACGGTCAACACAGATTTTACTGGGGGTCTTATGGACCCTCATTTGCGTGGCCGTATCGACTTGGATAAGTTCAATAAGGGATTGCAGCGTTGTGAGAATTTCCTTCCTTCGACACAGGGTCCATTGCATTACCGTAGCGGCATGAAATATGTCGATGACGCACCCGAGGCCACAAAGAATGTTAAGCTGATCGACTTTTCGATTAACAATGAGAATCGCTATCTTATCGCATTGTCCGAAGGAAGACTGAACGTCTACGACCGAAGCGGTCTTCTTCTCTATGAGCGCACAACGGATGCTGATGGCAACCCACTACCGTGGCTTGATTCACAGATTTACGATATACGCTACAGTCGCGAAGTGGAGAAAATGATCTTCACGCACAAGGCGTGGCAACCATACGAGGTCGCAGCCAATGCGATCTTTGAATCCGTTCAGCTGTTTTCCAACGATGACTACGATGTCGCCATTACAGGGACGGACTCTGATGGAGCAGGCGGCACATATAGCCTTCAGGTTGCGCAGGTCAATGATGCCAATGCCTACACCCTCGATGGCGGCACACATGTCATTGAGTATGATAACTCCAATGCGTATGAGCTCAAGACATCTGGAGGCACCGTCCTCTACACAGTGACACTGGGCCTAGGTGGTGTTGATCCCACAACCGTCCCATTGACGGGGTGGACAGTGGATACAGGCTCAGGCACGGCATGTGACCTCACTTACGGATTGTCACTTGGTTCCAATGACCCATTCGACCTCTACGCAGGTTCCGTTGGTTCCGCTGGCCTATCGCCTTGGACGGTGTCTAAGGTAAAGTTTACATCTCACCCATTTGAGAAGATCGACACCACGGACACCGTGTTCAAGATCAAGGGTGAGGCGGAGGTCGTTAAACTGGTCTCATCTGCTTCGGACTTCTCCGCAGTTGTCCCACCTTTCGACCTTACAGCCAGCCCCAGATATGTTGAATACAAGACCGCCAATCAGTGGGGTCTTGGACGTGTTCTCAGTGTGGCACTAGGTGCCCCAGCTGAGCCGACAGCAAATGTCTGCTACATCGACCCCGTAGAGAAAGTGGTCAATGTGAACGATCCATCTACTCGTATTGGGATCATAGTTGGTGAGACAGCTACGGAGTGGACCATCAATGATGGTGTCCCCAATGGGGATGTCCATGTCCGTGCAGATGCGCTCACTTTCAAGACCTCAGACATTGGAGCATGGGTCCGCGTCGGAGGGGATAAACTCTTCACCAATGTAGCAGACGGTATAAATTTTGCCACTCCTCGGAATGACGGCGACCTTAACGGTCAGGACGGAAAAGTCCGATGGGCTAAAGTGATAGATTACCGAGGTGTTGAGGATCATCCTGTAGAATTTATCCATGATACAGCAGCTAGTGATGATTTTGATGCTGGAAATATTTACGAAGTCTACGAGTGGGGCACACTTCCTGATTTCAATATTGATGCGACAGGTGGCACACCTCTTGAGCGATATAAACTGGTTCAGGGTGGTTCATCTCCTAGATTTGCAATGGACCATAAGCTCACAAATGCCTCCTCCAATGCAGAGCTGACGTCAACTTACTCAAGCGTCATCGCCAACATGTCCACTCAGAGGCAGTTTGATGTGGTTGAGGTGGACAATGTCACTGTCGGTGAAACAATTCGCACGGAAGGCACTGACCTCATCGTCCCAGCGGGGGATGTGTCGGTTTACGACCTTGTGACAGATCCTGATGGACTGGCTTCCCACACAGCGACACTTGAAGCATCGACCACAGAGTTTTCGGCGGCAAGGGATGAAGGTCGATTCATGTTCGGCAAGCTCATCACAGGATGGGTGCTGATGCAGATCGACACAGTGACGAATGATTACTCCTGCGAGGTGAACGTGTTCTCTTCGATTCCACGGGACACTTTGACTGGTGACATCACAAATAATGGGGTGTTCACACAGTTCCGTCGTGGCGCATGGTACACTGGAAACTGGCCCCAAGCTGTCTCCTACTACGAGCAGCGCCGAATCTTTGGAGGCTCCAAGAACAGCCCCAATCTCGTATGGCTCTCCAAGCTGACGGATGAGACGGACTTCAGGACCACTGAAGACGACGGCGATGTTCTGGACACTACAGGGATCACGTATCAACTGGGCACATCGAGCACGATCATTCGCTGGCTTGAGTCAGGACCAACATTGATCATCGGCACAGAGTCCAATGAGTGGCAGTTGCGTCCAAATGAATTTAATGCTGCCATCACACCATCGAACATTCGCATAACGCAGGAGACACCTATTGGCTCCATTATTCAAGGGATGCGTGTCGGTGGCGCTGTATTCTTCCCACACATCAGTGGGCGCACTCTGATGGAGTTCAAATACGACTTCCAGACTCAACAGTTCACGGTGATCACCGTGACCAAGCTGGTGCCGACGCTCTTTGAGGACGACCCCATTAAGAGTATCGCCTATCAACTCAATCCGAATGCAACCTTTTGGATTGTCACCAAAGGTGGCCAGTTCTTCTCTTTGACCTACCGCAAGGAGGACGATTACTACGCATGGGCGAAGCACACCACTTCTGGCCTTGTGAAGGATGTGGCCGTGCTCACTAAGGGTGATGAAGCCACCTCCGAAGATCAGGTGTGGTTCGTGGTCTCCCGTGGAGGCGTCCAGTCGCTTGAGAAGCTCGCTCCGAACTTCCGTGACGATGGCGCAGACACTTTCCGTAAGGAGTCAGCTTTCCTTGACTCCTATAATCGCAACCCAGCATCGGGTTACTTGGACACTCCCGGCACTACAGTCTCTGTTCCTGACAGACTTATTTCAGGCGACTACGCCAGAGTGGTGGCTGACGGCGTTGATCTGGGGAACCTCTCCGTCTCCGCTGGCGTAGCCGCCCTGCCTTTCACAGCGTCCAAGTATACACTGGTCGGCCTTCCCTACGATGGGGTCATCCAGCAAAATCCTTATGCCTTCCCTTCACAGGGTGGCGTCTCCTACGGGCAGATTAAGCGCCTAGTGGCCATGCGACCCTATGTTTACAAGAGCCTCACGTATCAAGTGGGGGTCAGTGAA